CTTGTTCAAGAGCCTTGCAAAATTGGTCATCATGACAGTGTAGTTTCTATCAATCAGGCTGTTTGCAATAGCTGCTGCAAAGTATGTTTTGCCTGTTCCGACTGTCCCATATAACAGCAGCCCTTTTCCATCCTTCCTGAATTCAGTGAAGTTCTTCACATAATTCTGCATAGCATCAGACAGCTTTGCATTTCTTCTGTCATCATTTTCAAATGTCCAGTTTGCCATGTTTGTTTCTGCAAAACAGATTCTTCTTTGTCTGTCCAGTTCTTCCTGTCTTTCTCTTTCCTTGTGTGCATCCAGTTCTTTTTTTCTGCAATCACAGATGCATCTGACAATCTTTTTCACACCAAGGAATTCAACTTCAGTCTGCACCTTTCTGTGACACACTGCACAATGCAGCAGCCCTTCTTCACCCATATATTCAGATTCAGAATGTGGAACACTTGCACTGATTTTTTCTGTCATTGCATCAATAACTGCTTCCATACTCATTTCTTCCATTCCTTTCTTCTAAAAATACCCGTCAAGATCATCCTGATTTGATCCAGTAGGAACACCAGTGTTCACTGGTTTCTTTCTTGTGACCTTTGCATTCAAGTATGATTCAAATTTTGTTCCAAAAAGTGTTTCTGGTCTTAAATACTGTTCATATTCAGTTCCAATCCAGTCATCACACTTCTTGTCAATAACTGTCTTGAAGTCTTCAACAGTGAATCCTTCAGCAAGTCTTGCATGGATGCAAGTCTGTGTTTTCTTTGTTGAAACTTTGTATTTTGAACCAGTTTTCTGATTCAGATAATCGACAATAGAAATATATATATCTTTATCTATTTCTTTATCTATTTCTTTTTCTTTATCTTCTTCTATTGCGTTACTTTTCGTTACAGTAGCGTTACTTGTAACGTTACCAAGAAGAAGTTTTTGCTTTTCTCTGTGTTTTGCAACTCTTTGTCTGGTCTGTTCCCTGATCTTGTCCATTCCTTCAATGTTCTGGTGTTCCTGCCACCCTGAAATGAAGAAATAGTTCCCATCAGTCACAATCATGTCAAACTGTTCAAGTGCTTCCAATGCCAGCTTCACAGTGTTTTCTTCAAAGCCCAATTCATCAGCAAGCATCTTTGTTGTGTATGGAATGTTTTCAGTCAAAAAGATCATTCCATTTGCATTGCATCTTCCAGCCATAGTCAGAAGCATCACCCAGATCAGCACAATGTTGTTTCCTTCAGGAAGCTTTCTCAAATGTTTGATCTTCCTGTTGTCAAACATGTTTGTTGTCAGTTTGATCCATTTGATTTCTGCCATAACTATTCACCTTCTTCTTGCATTTTCCCAATCGTTGCAACAATTGCATTCCCAAAGTCATAGAATCCTTTCTTGTATTCTTCAGAAACATCATCTTCAAATTCTGCTTCATCCATGAATCTTTGCACCTGTTCTTTCACAAAATCCAAGCCCTTGATCACAATTGGAATTTTAATTTGTGCCATTACACATTCACCTGCCTTGCGTAACTTCTGAACTGTTCTTCCCTGACAGTTCGCATTGCTTCCACCTTGTCTGATCCAGCCAGTTCTGGATAATCTCTTTGAAGCTTTCTTCTTGCCCTTCCAACCGTTTCAATGGAAGGAAGTCCATGACCTTTCAAATCCAAAAGGACAACCCAGAATGGAAGCTTCAGAACAGTTCTGTCTATTTCCAAACAAACATGATAATAAAGCAGCATGTCACTGTTTCTTGTAGCTGGAACTTTTTCAAGGATTTCTTTCACCAAATCAGATGTCTTTTTAATGCTTTTCATTTTCTTCATCACCTTTCAATTCTTCTAGCCTGAAGCCAGCTTCAAATTCTCTATAAATATTCATCCAGTCATCAAAAGTCATTGTCACAAGAATTTCAGCATTGTTCTTTTTGTGGAATACAGCAGGCAGCAGCCCTTTGCCACCTGCTTTTGCATCCCTTTTTGCCTGATCCATCCAGTCATACAAGTGCATCTTTTCCTGATGCTTTGCTTCAACATGGATCAATGGAAGCCCAACCACATCAGAAGCATCACCAGTGTTTCCACAATATTGTGCAGTGCGCCTTGCTTCATAACCATATTCACGAAACTTTGAAGCCAGCAATCTTTCAAACCTTGCACCTTTTTGTTTACTGTTTACAGCCATCTGATACACCCTTTCTAATTGAATGGAAGTTCTTCATCAATTCCATCAGGAATGTTCATGAATCCATCACTGTCAGCCTGTCCATAAGGTGAAGCGGCTGACTGCTGCCCTGATCCTGCACCTGATCCGCTGGATGATTTACTTTCAGCAAAATCCTGTTCTTCAATCACAACATCTGTTGTGTACACTTTTTGACCATCCCTGTTTGTGTAGCTGCCAGTCTGGATTCTGCCAGAAATACAGATTTTCAAACCCTGTCTGAAGTATTTTTCAGCAAATTCAGCCTGTTTTCCAAAAGCAACACAATTGATGAAGTCAGCATCTGCATCCCCTTCACGCTTGAATCTTCTATTCACCGCCAAAGAAAATCTTGCAACAGCTGTTGGTTTTTCACCTTGTGAATATCTGACATCTGGATCACGTGTCAGTCTTCCCATTAAAACAACTTTGTTCATTTCTTCACTTTCCTTCCTTTATGAAATGACAATGAATCCTTCAATGCCTTCCAGCTGTTCTTCAAGATATGCCTTGATTGCTGCCATTGCAGAAATCTTCCAAGCACCACCATCAGCTTCAAAGATTGCACACTGGATTCCATCATATTTGTCCTGTTTCATTCTGAAGATAAACTGTGAATATGGCTGATCCACTTCAACAAATGTTCTGTATGGCTGCAACAATACTGGATTTGGAACGATTGCTTCACCTTTGGATGCAATACCTGTCTTGACAGTTGCTTTCTGTGTCACACCGTCATCACCATATTCAGCAACAGTTCCAGATTCAACTGTTCCTGCGAACTTCAGAAGCAATGCCCTGTCAGTTTCAGCTGCATCAATGAATTTTGACTGAAGGTTGATGCAGAATGGTTCATGATCAGTGAACTGATTGAATCTGAATTCAGGTACACTTGCATTGACTTCAACCATGTATTCACGCTTTCTTTCATAATCAAGTTCAGAATACATCTGCACTTTTGTTGGGCTTTGCACATGAATGATCATCTTTCCTGACATTTCATCCACATTTGCCTTGATATAATCAATCAGGCTGGAAAGTGTGTTCATTTCAATTTTTGCAGCCTTTGGATTGTAATTGATTCTTTCCAGTGATTTGTCTGAATAGGTATATCCATCAACTGTTGTGAAGTGTGGTTCTGCCAAACCAACAATGTATTCAAATGCTTTTTTAATCATAATTTTAACCATTTAACCTTTCTTATAATGTTTGTGCTTTTCTAAGATCAACAACCTTTGAAAATTGATGTCCTGTGACAATTTCACCAGTGGATGTATCAACTTCCTGACCATCAATGACTTCAGTTTTCTGAAGATCATCAATGTGCATCTGACCTTTGATCTGCTTTCCATATTCTTCTGCATACAGTTCACCAGTCTTCAAATCCTTACCGATTGCAAAAGATGTTTCCATTGGTGCTTGTGGTGCTAACTTTTCAGACACCTGAACCGCACACTTCACATCATCACGCTTTTCATTCTGTGTGAACTTCAGCTTGATTGTGATTTCTCTGCTGTTCTTGTATGGTGTGTTTGGATTCTGAAGATTTTCAACGATCTTTTCAAAAGACTTTCCAAACTGTTCCTGCAAAGCACCACCAACCAGTTCTTTCAATTCAACATTCTTCATACTTTGTCACCTTCTTTCTTTTTATTTTCCAAACAATGCAGCTGCTGCACCGTTTCCAGAAGATTCTGTCTTTTCTTCCTGTGAAACAGGCTGTTCCATATCAATGATGTCTGGTTCATCTGCATTATCAACATAGTCTTTTGTTCCATCCTCATTGATCACTGTCATATCTGCATCCATTGCTGACATCATATCAATGGACATGATGCCCCACTTGCTGATCAGCTGTCTAAGCATTGTTTTATATGCCATAGCATCAAAATCTTTTTCCCAGAAAGTGAAGCCTTTCTTTGCTTGATAGCCTTTGGAATATTTCAATGCATGTGCTTCCATCTTTTTCTTTGACCAATAGATTGCTTTTCTGAATCCGTTTGTGTATTCAAACATTGCATAATATCCAATAG